AGTTGGGTGATATTGCTGAGAGTGTCAACGCCGAATCGAGCGGTGAGAGCCTCATCATCTCCTAAGCGATCAGCACCCATGGGGATAAATAGAGAGCCATATTGGTCAAGCGCTCTCGTTGCCAGGGGAGAAGCAAGAGGCGTCCAGCTGCCTTGAACAGATGCAACGGCTATGGTGGCTCCTGTTGAGGCTTGAAGACTGAGAGTACACTTAGCATATAACTCATCTTCAACCGCTGAGATGGCTACAGTGATCACATCAAAGACGCTAGCGAATCTTGATGAGTCTGTAATGGTGGTCGTGGCGCTGTATGAGTTACCTGATAGCGGGAAGGTGAGAGTGACCTTAGCTTGACTCCCTGCCACCGAAGTAGACGCGCTGAGTCTAAACTTGAACTCGACATGCTCTTCACTCGGGTGAGGAATCCACCATTCACATACATCAGTTAATGATGTTGAGTCATACTCGAAGACCTCAGCATCCCAAGCTTGATTCACAGCGTCATGACAACCCCCATAAGCAAAGGCGTAGTTTTGCATATCACCCAACCTAGAGAGCTCGTCGCTTCTGATAGTCAAGCCTGATGTCATTCTAGCCGGATCGACTAACACCGGTGGAGATGTATAGCTATTGCTCATAAGTGCTCAATCTCCATGTAAACAGGTACTCGGCGCTTGAGCCTGCTAGGGTAGACCAGATCAAAGCTCTCTGTTGTTAAGCTGCCTCTGATGCGCCCATATTCGCCATTATCTTCTGAGGTGTAGAGACGGTCATACGCCTCTTGAGAGCCTGTGATCTCATATGTTCTCAACGCTCGCCGACTATCACCCCACCCCTGATAGAAGTTAATGCGCTCACCTGGCGAGCAATAAGGGACCCATCGATGAATAAAGTGCTGGTAATCATCCGTCGAATCAAGCAGGGCGTCAAGATCGAAGCTCAACACTGATGTTTGATAACTGCCTATGTGATTAGAGGTGTACCCCCCACCGATCAGACGCCGACTCTGAGCCACGTTCTCTGCTCTTATGTGGTGCTGTTGGTAGGGTCTAGTAGGTATGAGCACACCCGCCGCTTTATGAGTGGCAGTCAATAGACTGTAAGTGGTCGCATAAGTAACCGGAGTCTCATCACCTGTGAAGCCGAGCAGATCTCTAATCTCTGAGGAGCTCCATGAGATGTGACCTATAGAGGAGAGATATGAGCAGTTAACTCGACCATTGGAGTCAATGAACCAAGTGATGTCGGTGGCGCTTTGAGCAGTGCTATCAAGCTCTGTTAGACTGGTGAGAGGGAACTCATCAGCATCATTGACCGCCGTGTCACGAGTGCCAACGCTGGCGTCTTGAACATAGACCGGAATGTTACAGAGGTTAAATGTACCACTGCCACCGACTTCATCTATGCGATAACTGACATCATTAAGATTCAACTCACCTCTCAGCCAGTCGTTGGGCGCTGTAACTATATAGTCACTCCCCACTAATGTTGCGCTCAACGTCGCTGAGCCAAAGCCGAGCGCATCAATCGAGCCTATATGAGTGAGTGTGAAGTCTTGGTCAGAGTACACATATACTTTATCATCAGCGTCGATCCTGACCTTCCAACCGGTTCCAAAGACAAACGGGTTGTTATTGGCCTGACCTTCAAAGGAGAGGTTACTCTTCATCAACCGCCGGTTTAAAAAAAACATCGCGTCTTCATAGACGCCTTCACCTGATGCAAATGTAGGAAGGCTCACCGCTGAGCCACCGGAGCGGTCGAACACCTCAACACCTGAATAAGCTCTCATGTCATACTCAGTGAGAAGGCCAAACTGAGGAGCGGGGTTATTGAGTGGCATTAGCGTCTCCTTGGTGCGCCTCGGCGCTGAGTGTTTTGCAAGCGTGTGATGCGGTCAGCCATGGCTTGCTCAGCGGCTTGCTTAGAATCATAGATCACCGCCCCGCCGAAGTTAATATTAAAAACCATGCTCGAGCTCTCTGCTTGCTCTCTCTCTGGTGTCGGTGCAATCTGCGGTGAACCTGTTGGGCTTACAGCAGAAGCACCACCACCACCACCACCACCACCACTGAGCCCAGCAGATGTAACCCCCGCGACTGCCGCCGCCACTCCAAACTGAGCCGCTGCCGCAAAGTGAGCGCCTGCAGCTGCAGGGTTAAGCACACTCGCCGCTATGCCCTTGGCCGTTGAGATTAAGGCTTCAACCGCTGCTTGTTGGCCAAGTCCACCAATAACTCTAGCGGTGCTCTCTTGAAAGCTATCACCAAAGACCAAGGCGCTATAAGCCGCGCTAGCTAACCCACTCCCCAAGTTGCTAGTAACTTCACCAATGCGATTGATCTGAGCATTGACGGCCCTCTCTTCAATCTGTGCGCGCTCGATATTATACCGCCTAGTAAGCTCAGTCATCTCCTCCTCTGACCTTTGCTTCATCTCTCTCTCACGTCGATACTTAAGTTCAAGCTCAGCTAGTTCTCTATCGGTTCCCATCTTCATCATCGAGATATCAAACTCTTGACTCTCGATGATGAAGTTATGCCGGTGTTCTTCTTGACGCTTTCGCTCTTCTTCTATCCTTTGGCGCTCTTGCTCGGCCTCAGCGTCTGCTTGCATTTGGATCGATAGACGTTGATTCTGATACCGCATATCAACCATCAAGCGCCGATTCGCGTTATCACCTGCTAATCTTAACTCAGCTTCATAGCGCATCCTTGCTAACTCTTCAGCCTTTGCGCCTTGAAGTTTCATACGTTCAATCTCTATTAGATCAATCTGAAACGCTTCAGATAATGCGCGCTGTCTCTCTGCCTTTCTCCTAGCGAGTCTATCTCTTCGGCTCCTAGCCGCCTTCTCTTGCTCGGCTTTCTTCTTCTTGTTGAAGTCTTCTTCAATCTTGATAAGTGTGTCTACAAGCTTCTCTTGCTCAGCTTGAACTGCTTCATTGATAACTGCTCGTCCAACATCCTCAATCGCCTTGATCTCTCTGATCTTCTTTTGAGTCGCAAAGATCGCCGTCTTTCTCTGCATCTCTAAAGAGTCTTTTTGAGCTTCACCCCTAGCAAGCTCAGCTTCCATCAAAAGATCTTGCTCTTTAGCTCTTAACTCTTTGAGGGCTTTAGGTGAGGTTTTGAGAGCCGCTTCTTTTTCTATTTCAAGGACTCGTCTTGCCTCAGAACCTACCTCTCTTAATGCCGCTGCTTCGTCTCTTCTCAGCTGTATAGCTTGTTCTAAACGTGGGATTTGGCGTAGCTCATAAGCCTCAAACAAAACCATTTGCTGCTTTGTTTTGTGGTTGAGCTTATGCCCTTGTTTCTCTAGCTTCTGAAGCCTCAGATATTCTTCTTGTTCTTTCTTAAGAAGATACAAGTTCTTAATAAGACTAACATTTTCTTCTTCTATCAGTTCCGCTTGCTCTATAGGCTCTTGTGATTGTTGGGCAAGCACTCTAAAGCGCTCAGCTTCAGCCTTTGTTAGTGTCACTTCTGCGTCTGCAAGCTCCTCGACTAGAGAAGTCATCTCAGTAAGTGATGCTCTATAAGCTTCACCAACCAACTCAGAACGAATGACTTCTTTATTGAGGCTTCTGAGACCTTCATAAAGTTCATAAAAAGCATAACCAGCCGCCACAAGAGGGCCAGCCATGGCCATGAAGCTAGCTGAGGTCTTTTCTGCCATGTCAGCGATTGAGCTAGAAGACTCCTTGGCTGATTCTCCGATTTCACCAATACCATCATTGATCTTTGCGCTTGACTTCTTGACATCATCAGAGACTGCGCCAAAGGTCTCACCCACCCCTTGACCTGACAGCCTGATCCTCTCTAGCTCTTGCTCGGTCTGCTTGCCACCGATCAAGTTGACTTGAATGTTAAGTTCTCTATCAGCCATGTTGAGCCTCCTTCATGGCTCTCTCTTGAGCCCTATACTGTGCTTCACTTCTATTAGAGTGTAATACGTCAACCGCCTCGATGATAGCGCAAGAAGGCCGAGGGTAAGACTGATCGAGCTTAAACAGTCCCTCATTGTGGCGATGATAAGCTGAGATGATCGACGCCATCTTGTTAGCTCCAGCCACAGGACATGACCTGACCTTTTGATCACTAAAGGACTCGCCACAGTCCGGCGCTACTCGATAGCCAGGCACATATAAACCCTGCTCATCTCGCTGAGCCATGGGTAGACCCTGCTTGAATGGACCGCCACAGTTACCCCTAAGGGTTCTTAATCCGCGCTTCTCTCGGCATTGGGTACAGTCCCAAGCGCGACCTCGTGAATGGCTCAGCCACACCGAGGCCGCCAAAGCTATTTTCCCTCGACACCTAACAGGCTGATTCTCTGGATATGCATGACGAGCTCTGACACCGCTTGCACTCTGTGAGACTCAGGTCTGATCAGATCTAGTTGATCAGCGCTCGCTTCTTCTCCATCAATGTGGGTTAGGCTTGCTTTGATCATCTCGTGATAGACTCGGTTGAGATAGGCTTGATAACCGCTCATCGCCTCACGCTCATCATCACTCAAATCATGATGCCACTGAGCGCGCTCTTTAAGATCGCTGGGAGCCTCTGACCATAGGAGACGGCCAAGCTCTGATCTCGTCAAAGCGCCTGCTCTCGCCTCTGCCTCTTCACGCTCGGCAGGTGAGAGCGCCTTGAGGGTGAAGGTGGTGGCGTTTCCGACATCACCAAGCGCGCTGAGATCAGCTGATTCTAGGTACGCTGAGCGCTCCTCTTCAGTTGCTGAGATCTCTGAGTCGCAGGTGATGACCACTTCAATGGTCTGATCAGATGAGGTGAGGAATGAGAGAGCCATATTAGATACCTAAGCCGAGCCTAAATGGTGAGTTGGCCGCGTTGGTCTCTACCACATCACCACCGAACCGGCTCTGTGAATAGGTGAGTTGCTGTCTTACGATATCATTACCACTTACGTCATAGACGTTAGGGTCAACAGTGAGAGCAGCTGCAGGCAACATGATCGCACAACCGAGGCCATCACCCTGAGGTCCAGTGCCTACAAGGATTTGACGAACTGTACGGTTGAAGAAGTCATCCTTGATAGTGGTGTTCACTGTGCTGAGTGTCAAGCTGAGCTCAACTACAACGTCACTGATCTCCATATCACTCATGGCTAGGATACTATTAGAGTGACCCATAGGCGTGAGCGTATTGGTGAGAGTCAAGCTGAAGTCTTCAGCATCTAGCGCCAATCGCCCGAGGGTGTCACCGGTGGTGGCGTTGGTGAGTGAGGTGGGTGAAGTCGATGACGCGACCACATAAGCACCACGGAAGAACGCAGGAGCCCCGCTATTGTAGACGGGCTCGATAGGCCCGACAGCGCTAGCGTGATCATCTTGAATGAGCGCCGCTTGATAGGTGAACTCAGCCATGAGGCGGCCATTATCAAGAGTGATGTTCATACTCTCCAACACACAACCATAAGCAAATGAGCGGAAGTTGACGCCATCGATGCGGAAGCTCAAAGAGTGCTCTCTATCACCTGTGGCGGTGCGCCCTGGGATGTACCAAGTCTGGAGCCCTCTGACTGAGGTGTAACCACTCGCTGAGAAAGCTGGTGAGATGGTGACATCACTGGAAGCGTCTGCATCATCAGTAATTGCTGAATACTCAGCGCGACCATTGAGCGAGGTGCTGATAAGAGTACCCACATCAGCAGAGGTTGGCGCTGATGAAGGGGTGTATGTGTTCGCGTCTACCGCTGTGACTGTATCAGACAATACACTAGGTAACTGAGTCTTAAGGCCAGCGCCGAGGAGATAGCCAAGATAGTTGGCGGCGTATGTATCAGCAGACGTGCCAACGGTGGTGAGGTCAACTCGACAAACGACTTGGCCGGTTCGTCGGCGAACGCGAGAGCCACCAGACCAGACTGTATCTGGCTCAGCTGGTAAGACATAGTTACCGTCACGAGCGTCAAGACGCTCACTGACCACGGGCTCACCAGGGATGATGATTGGGTCACGCTCGCAAGGGATTGAGACATAGGTGAGACCTGAGTTATCAGGTAGACCAGTAGAAGCGCTGAGTGAGCCAAATGAGCTCTCAACAGCGATTGATAATGAGCGATGAGTTACCGCCATGATTAAGCCTCCAAGTAGAGAAGAGTGAAGGGAATGGTCAGAATATAAATACCCTGCTCACCGATGTTGAGAGGTTCAAAGGTTGGTGGTTCTGGAATCACCGAAACGATGCCCGTAGTGGCTAGTGAATAATCAGGGCCTTTAAGGGTCACCATCAAATACTCAGCATCCTCAGCCATGAGCCTAAATAGATAGGTCATATCTTGAGGGATGTCATAACGAACTCTGAGGTTGATGGTCGCTCTGCGTCTACCGCTTAGACCAGCTGCACCATCATCACTAGGCATCTCAGCCAGATCTAGAACGAAGTAGCGCTGAGAGTTGTAGCGCTCCTCAAGAGGTGTGGTGAGGCCGTTGGCGCGTGAGTGAGCGACAAACCCATGATGAAGGTCAGTCTTGGGCGTGGTGGCCTCTAGCTGATCCTCGAGATATGCGAGCGCTGAGAAGATGCCTTGGCTCATTTGAGTTTTCTCCTAATATCAAACTCGATGGCCCTTACAATGACATCGATGTCATCTTCACCAAGTCCTAGAAACTCTCTAGTCTCATTCACTGCATAGCCATACTGAGCATGTTTTGTAAGACCTATGACTATCTGTTTAGCAGTCGCACTTTTGACTACGAGGTTATTCATCATGTTACCGCTCAGCACTAGATCAACCTCAGCGCTATCATCAGCACCGCCGCGCCTCCGGCTCTCCTTCTTATACTGTCGATATCCACCTTCATAAAATACACCTTCACCGGTCCTCGTTGGGCGTCCACCTTTGGGCGCTAGTCGAGCGCCACGTTTAGCAACATACAAAGGGTTCTCTGAATACCCTTTGAATGCTTCGCCGTCTGCGTCTAAGCCTTTCGATGTTCTAAGCTTGATCATCGCTACAATGTTGGCCGCTAATCCTGCGGCATCTTTATCACTCCATAAAGAAGCTGGTAGGTTTAGAATCGCTCGGCTAGCCATCAGTGCTTCATCCCTCTAACCGGAGTGAAGAAGGCATCAGCCTCGCTCTTATTGTATGAGCGCCATGAGGCTCTAAAGTCTCGATCACTACCGCCTACTCTACGCAGGTTCTCCTCACCCTCATCAACTACACCATCACCATCTAAGTCTAGGGTGATCGACCTCAACGCTATATCGAGGAGCTCCTTGCATCTAGCTCGCATCTGGTCAGCGGCGTCGAACTGCATATTCATCTCATAGACGCTAGCGGCGGCGCAGTATGCATGAGCGCGCTTGAAGCTCTGCTGATTGAATACCTCATCCTCAGTCACACCATCAGCTATCACATGATCTCTGATGACTAAGATAATCTCATCTAGCGCCGCTTCAATCTGAGGTGTGAAGTCACTCTGTCGACGTGGAACCATATCAGCGAGGTTAGCGAACTGAGCTACCAACTCATCATGATCTAGGCCAGTGTCAAACGGTCGAGAGGTGACCTTTAATAAACCAGTCTCTACATGATTACCGCCAACAAGATCAGCGTATTGGATGGTGTATGGATAAACACCACTAGTGTCTAGCTTAGACGCTAGTATATCCACATAACTCATCGCAAAGTTAAGAGTGGCCGCTGTGGTCAAGTCGAGCTCTCGTGGTAATGGCTCGGCCAAGACCGCAGTCGTACCACCTAGACGAGTCACCTTAACGGCGTAGTAAGTGTCGCGAGTGGTCTTAAGAAAAGCTCTGACCTCATCGCGCTCAAGAGCAACACTCACCGCAGAGCTCAGAGTGAGAGTGCGACGATCATTGGCCACACTCGTAACGGTCGCATCAGTCCTTGATTGGGTGAAGAGCTCATCAGTTAGTGGAGCGCTGAAACCAACGGTGAGAGTTGGGAATCCGCTGTAAGGTTGTGGAGGTTGCCACACGAAGTGATAGACCTGGCCTTTAACTGCTTTTCTCATGACTTCGCTCCTGCATTGGCTTTGCTGATATTCTTAGAGGTTGCTCTAGTGAGGTCAGCCGCCTCAATGAATCCCTCAGTCACAGGGCTCCAAGAGTGCCGACAGTTGTATCCACCACAACTGATCTTAACCGGCTTGCCTTGGCCGTTATTGAGCTGACTCATCTGCTTCTCATCGACCACGAGATTGATGAGCGCTCGACAGAAGGGCCTAGTGATTCCATCTCTTGGCCCTGTATAGAGATAATGATCAAGGCCAGCGTCAGCAGCTGCTACCGCTGTGACTGATCGCCCATACTCTGAGATCTGCGTCTTGATCTCTGTGAGCTGTCGGCCCTCTGCTCTCTCTAGTTGAGTCTCTAAGTCACTCTTAATGATCTCAACAGGTATGGCCAAAGTCATAGACCTGAGAGCGCCCTTAACTGCTCTGGTCATGTCAGGCATCAGCACATCTTCAAACACCGCTGATGAGGCTTGGGCTTGGATCAGGTCAAGTTGAGGCATAGCCTGAGGAGATAGGTCAGTACCAATCACCTCAAGCGATCTCTCAACGCTTGCTCTGATTTTATCAGTTGACTCAATAAAGTCATCGACCGCAAGGCCGAGCCCACCCCTTAAGATGAGATCCATGATTTGCTCATCAGTGAAGCTCATCATAAGGGCTGGATCATTGCTAGTGGCCACCATGGTCATGAGGTCCACTAGACTTTTACGCGTTCTCTTCAGTGCGAGGATAAAGCCGCGCTCGGCCTCAACCTCTGTTCTGAGCTGATCGCGTCTAGCTCTGATGAGACTAGCCACCGGACCACGCTCGCCTTTAACCTGTCGTGTCAGGTCATCAATGGCGAGCTTATCCGCATCTTCTGAGAGATGTATATGGCTAGTCTCAAGCATCTACTCAAACTCAGTTCACAACGCTCGTGATGATGCGCCCAAGAGTACCGTCGAGGCTCTTAAACTCGTGGACCTCTTCAGCATAAACATAACGGCGAGTACGGTCTAATGAGTCATACTGACCAGCGATCATGCCACCAAACTCTAGGTTGATCGCCGCTGTAGGCATACCCTTGACATTACCGCTCTTTTGAACGATTGCATCAGAGCCTCTGAGGATACCCATAAAGAGTGCGTCTTCAGTCCAGATATAAGACTCTGAAGAAGTAGCACCAGGGACCGCAGTATCACGACGAGCCGCGCCAACGTAAATGTTGGGGATGCCAAGCACATCACGAAGGATCTGAATCACTGATTGGTTGTTGAGGATGCGTGAGCCTGCGGCCACACCGATGGTAGACGCGCCACCAACCTCAAGATAACCACGAACCTCAGGATTCTTGGCGAGTGTACGGAACACCTTATGACCAAGAACGAGAGTATCAGGAGCGATACCATGAGCCGCCTCAAATACTGTGTTGCGTAGGTCATAGAGATCGCTGAGAGGAGTAGAGCCAACATCATCAAACTCACCGCCAAACTCGTTGGCCGCTGTGTCGTTGTTGAAGTTAGATGTACCGAAGAGGAGATCAGCGGCGCGCTTCTCTTTTGCGAGCTTCATGACGCGCGCTACCTTCTTGGCGATGCGAGCTTCTTCGCTCCCTGGATATTGAGAGTCAAAGATATCCTCCATAGCGATGCTGTCAGCAGCTGCGTAGATCTTCGCCTTGAAGGTGGTGCTTGATCGATCAAACCCGCCAATGGTAGCGCGTGAAGCTCCAGGAGCGCGCTCGAGGTCGAGGCCAGCGCCAGCGCCCATGAAGTTCCGTGTCTCCTCGAGAAGAATAGTACCTGAGCGCTCAGGGACTTTGATTGTCTCAAAGATCTGATCTGCGATGAGTTGACTGTCAGATGGAACCGCCTCAACGACGAGGTTGGTTAAGATCTGGTCTACTGGATGAAGATTACTATATGAACTAGCCATGTTTAACTACTCCTTAAGATGCAGTGAGAGCCACAGGGCCAGTGAAGATCACATTGATTTGATCACCACTTGCTGCTGAGACTTGGTTTATGTTCGGAAGCATACGCGCCACAGCGTAGTTACCAGCGCCCTCATCAAAGGCAACGAGCTTCCCGTCAGTGGTAGCCATGAGCAGATTCATTGTGGCTGGCGCGATGGTGCCACCTGCGATAGCTCGTGACTTGCCGAGAACCTTGACCTCAACAGAGTCACCTGCTGAACAAGCGCGCTGAGCGATGCCCACACAGTTAGTCTCATCTTCTGAGTCTGTGATTGTGATCTTGCCAGCCACATTGACAGAGACAAGAGCATACTCGGTGATGGCCTCAGCCGCCACGAATGATACGATATTATCAGTATTAGCCATGATTAAACTCCAAAGGCTTTAGTATAGTAATCAGGGTTCTCAGCGCGGAACATGTCGAGCGCCTCGCTATAGGTCACGCTCTTCTCTTTCTTAAGAGCGAGCACTGCATCATTGAGAGTCTGGCGTGAGATCTCCTCACCGCTTGCGCCGTGGCCGATCTCAGCGAGTGGCACAGCTGAAGAGCTAGCGCGCTCGCTAAACATCTGCCAGAACTCAGGCTGAGCGTCTCGGAGGTCCCAAGCTTTACCAGCCACGGTCTGCTCAGCAGGGCTGATCTTTCCTTCGTTGAGGAGAGAGCTGACAGCCTGATCACGCTTGATGGCGTCACGCTCGGCGGTGAGCTCTGCTAGGCTCTCGCGAAGAAGAGCGACCTCGTTGAGAAGGTTTACATCAGGGGTGATTGACTCACTCATCTTCTGATATCCCATCTTGTTCTTTTCGTCTTCGTCTTCAGCCTTCATCTCAGCTTTGTCTTCAGACTTATCTTCTGCCATCTCTTCAACCTTGTCTTCTTCAGACTCAGTTTTGAGGTTGGCCTCATTGTCAGCTTTCATTTCTTTGATCATCTCTTCGAGCTCCTTGACCATCTCATCTTTAGCGACGAGAGCAGCGCGGAGGTCCTCAAGACTCATTGATTCGAGATTGTCCATCTCAAGCCTTTCGTTAAGGGTTACTCGGTCGATGCGGTCGTGAGACTGAGCAGGCCGAGGGGTGAGGGTGATTGCTAACAGTTGGGCTTTACCTATCAGGTCTCCACCACTTCTGTCGTGTACATCGCCAGTGATAAACTCAGGAGATGACCACAGAACCCCCCCCGCTTCTTTGACCACGGTTAAGCCGCGCTCGTTGTAAGCAGGGACGGCGTAAAGGCCATCTTCTCTAAGTTCTAAGTCGACGATTAAGCCGAGAGCGTTGCCACTCTCAGGGGGTGCAGGGGGTCCACCATTAAATGGCGATGTGGCGTGTTGCCAATCGATAATAACGGGGTCC